GGATTAAGATAAGGGCTCCGTTAGGAGTTGACACCCTCACCCCACTTGCCTTGTATACCAAACTACCTGGGCCCTGAAGCTACGACTTATTGTTATGCGCAGCAAATACAATTCAGGGATACCAGGCGCAAGCCTGGTGTTCCTCCTTGGGTTACCCAAGGGTTCATCGATCGCGAGAGGTATAACTCCTCTCGACTTATTTTGTCGTTGAGCGGAATGGACGTGAGAGCCGTTCCCACCGACGAACAAGCTTAAGACCCTCCCCCAACCGATTAAGGTTAGGAGTGGCTATAAGCCGATCCATGGATGGTATTGCTCCGATCTTCTCCTCAATCTCTTGAAGAGCCGACCACAGCTCTGGAAGATGGTCAATAACTCCATCTCCAAGAGCTGTCACTCTAGCACGTAAAGTCTGAACCGCCTCCATAGCCTCCACGAACGGATCCTTGTAAACTACATTATCAAGCAGGAAAAGAACATCCGTAGGGATGCCCTTTAAACCGGGATGATAAGGGAGTCTACCAAGATCCGACCCGTGAGGGATCAGGTGGCCCTGCTTCTCGAAGTTATCGGGATCGAACGGCTCGCACAATCCTTTCGCTATCCTATCGAGTCGAGATAAAACCTCTTTTACCTCTGGTCCTAGTAATAGCTCCTTAGCCTTCAACAGGGCCCCCTCAGTCACTTTGTAAGTAGACTGGAGAGACCGCATTGTCAGCCAAGGTAATACTCCTTGGAACAGGGACATTGACGGTCCATGATACGCTACCAGGTAGTTTCTCAATCGAGACGGAAGGGACCATAGACGCTTCGTCAATGATCCCGTTGCCTTGTATCCGTAACCCAGGAACTTAGCGTAAGCTCCCAGGCCCATACCATACTTCCGACATAATTCTAGACCCGCAGACAAGTTCTTCCGCGAGACCAAAAGTTCTGCCAGAGATACAGCTGAGACGTCATTCCCTTTAAAGAATGTACGTTTTGCGAATTCAAGGCAAGTTCCGTCCCGTGATACCAATGACTTGTGCGCTCCAATCTGGACCCCTAGGCCCGTCATGATCGCAACATAGGCATCGGCCACCTGTCCCCCCATTATCACAATATCGTCACCCAATACTGCATAATGACGGTACCAGCTCCACCCCTCTTGATTACGAATACATACTTGATACCAAGCCCACTGTACTATACAATGGTGAGTCAGGGCCAGCATGGCCCAAGACGAAAGCGCTCCCATCGGTTGCCCGGTGGCATAGCGTTGAGGTTGTAAGGACCCAACACCATACTCATCTTTAAGATATATGTAATAATCTCGTGCAACTAATAGGG